CGCCGGAATTGGTAGTCTAAATTTGCTTGACTCCGCCGGTAGAGATATGTCCTCTAGCGTACCCTCTCGACGAAACACAGAGGATGGTGGGGCAGATGAAGATTGCGGGACCTCACAATGGCTTGATCATTGTGGCGAGGCCGAATCCGATGCTACCGTTAATGGGTCGACATATGGCCCATTGTCTTTTGACGATATAGACAATAAAGAAATCGATCAATCCACGCGCCTTGAAGCGTGCGCTCTCGGTGATTACCATTCCAGACTCTATGTAGCAGATTTGATCCCTGCTGACGATGAGGAAGTGGTTAATGACACGTTAGCGCGTGGACACGAGAACTCTCAGCTTAGAGCGGCTGAGTGTCTGGCCGAGTGGCAAGTGCTCGTATCGAAAAATTTATTCCATCTGACTTGCCCAGATGAAGGTACGTCCGTTTCCTCACTTATCCGCCGACTGAAGAGCGCGGTTAAGAAGGATCAAAAGACTTTTTTCCAGACAGAGACTCGTAGAGTTTTGCGGTTGCGTTCGCGACTTGACAAACTTTATCGAGCGTTCGTCCTCTGTCCTGGTTTTGAGCCACGGAAATTGAGCCTGATGAACATGATCGCGAAGGGTTTTGAGAAGTTGGAGAAACTTTCAAACCGCCTTTTCGCTCTGTTCTGTTCCCTCATAGGAGTCCATGGCGTGACTTCCTATGATAAGGCGAAGATGGATGTGGCGATCGAGGATTGTTTTGGTTCAGTCAACAATCCTTGTGCTAAGAGTAGAGGTTTTCATTATCAAGGTTGTCACATTGACAACGTTGATTACCTGGAGACTCAGCGCATCTTTTCGGTATACTTGGGGAGGAAGGTTTTTTGTCCTTCTAACCCCTTGGAGAACGAAAAGAAGATCGCATCCTTTTTGACTCGCGTGACCACAGTTCCTCCGCACATACCTGAAATAGAATCCGACAAGAGACAGGCTTTGAATCTCTTTAGGATTATTATCGAATCGCTCTTCGTGGAGGGCGATTTCGATCCGTTGTCTTATGCCCCAACACACGGATCAGGTTGCGTCGAGTGTCCTAGGTCAAAGGGCGGGAAACGCGAGTACTTCTACTCCGAAAATGTCACGTACAAGAGAGAGTGCGTATTTCCGGAAGCAGTCTATACGGGTGGGAAGACCCGTATCATCACCTTAGATTCCGCGTACAACATGAAGTATGCCTCACTGAACAAGTGGATGGCTTCTTGTGTTCGTCAATGTACGTGGAGTGTCTTCGGGCGGTCAGTCGAATCATGGCTCGCGGGTAACAAGAAATTCCCGCGAGAAGGATGGTTCCTCTCTGGCGATCTCGAATCTGCTACAGATCTGTTTTTCTCTGACTTTGCTAATCTAGTCATAGATCATATCTGTACGATTTGGGACGCGAACGGAGAAGATAATGCGCAGATGAGGTTGTTCACTACATCTGCCGAGTTTTCTCCAGGACAGCTTCAGAGGAGGGGACAGCTCATGGGATCTATATTGAGCTTCCCAATACTATGCGTAATCTCCTTGGTGACGGGGATCCTGAATACAGAGCACCACAACGCTATTCTCAGTAGAACGGGCGTCGAAAGGAATAGATATATTCGCCGTGGCATCCATGACGTAGGTGTCAATGGCGATGATATCGTGCTCTGTGAAAGTGACTCTAAACGCTGGGAACGGAGCGTTAGAGCCGTGGGAGGAAAAGTTTCTCGCGGAAAATCGTTGTTATCACGTCGGGTGATGACGATTAATAGCGAGATCTGGTATTCTCACGCAGGTGAACTCTTGCCACCGGCTTGCCTTAGGCCCTCACTCATCTTTTCTTTGGGTGGGACGCTTAAGTTTCCTCATGCAAGCTGGCGTGAATATGATCGGTCGCCTCTTCTTGGGAAAGATCTCCGGGAATTGATTGACATCGACAATATCTTGAATGTCGATCTTCCCGTTTCTCTTGGAGGCTTGGGTGAAATGGTGTCTCCTCGGTCTGATTCGCTCATTCGGAGAATTCTGAGAGCTCGAATCTTTAGAGAGAATCTGGAGACTGGAATCGTGAAGGCGCCGTACGGCGGCCCGGTTCACGGAAAGAAAGTCCTAGTACGTGGTGAACGGGAACTCATTAAGTCTTTGGTCCGTGAGACTTATGAGAACCAAGGTCTCCCCTCTTGGACTCCTAGTTCTACGCCGATCCAACAGTTGGACGACGCAGACCAAAAATCGTATGAACAGATGAAGTTTATCACGGAAGGTGAGAAACAGATGTTATACGAGAGCTACCT